CGGTCGTGCGAGTGGTGTAGGAGCACGTGGTTTCGCCAGGTTTCAATACGGGAGGTCCTGCCGGCGGGCACGCTTTGGTCTGGCACTGCTTGTCACCGTCGACGTGCTCCCATCCACGACCCGTGTCGATCGTTCCGTCGGGACATTTCATCGACTCGCCGTCCGGTATCCGGGGGGAATACGAGCATCGGTCCGGCTTCGCACCGAGGGCGTTGACGCATTCCTGGGTGCTCGCGCACTGTTTCTCACCGTTCTCGTCCTCCCAGTTTCTGCCAGTGTCTATCATTCCCTCGGGGCATTTCCACGTGTTGTTGACGTTCACGCGAGTGGCATAGTTGCACTCGTTCTTCTTGAAGAAGAAGTAATACAGAGCGTACAGCAACGCGAGTACGATCACGACGACGAGCACGATGATGATGATCTTTTTGGGAGTCATACCGGTGTCGCCTTTCACCTTGGACACGATCTTGGACACGATGGACGGTGACGCCGTGGTCGCCATCGCGGCGGTCGTTCCTGCCGCCACGAGGTCGTTCGATCCGTAGTCGTTCGATCCGTAGTCGTTCGATCCGTAGTCGTTCGATCCGTAGTCGTTCGATCCGTAGTCGTTCGACCCGTAATTGGTTCCTTCGTTTATATTAAAGTTGGACGAGGTGTCGTTGAGCATATCCTCGAACACGTTACTTTTAGGAGCCATTACTCTTTATGTAATAGAACATTTTTAATCAGTATTTTTGATCGTGTAAATTTATAATAAAATATATGATCCGTGTAGTTAATGAGTATATCCATCAGAGAGTTTAATCCGCTCACGATCAAAGACGGATCCATCTGCGGAGTCGTCGGTCGGCGCGGGAGCGGTAAGTCCGTGATCATCAAGGATTTATTGTATTACAAGCGCAATTCACTGCCGTGCGGTCTGGTGATGTCCGGCACGGAAGCTGGTAACGGGTATTTCTCCAGTTTCGTGCCGGAAATATTCGTGTTCGAGGATTTCAACGGACCTGCGTTGGAGAAGCTCGTGGAGCGGCAGAAGAAGGCGGCTAAGAAGAAGAATCTCGGCAAGGTGTTCGTGGTTCTCGACGATCTCGCGTTCGACTCGTCGATCATGAAGAAGCCGATAATGAGATTCATTTTCATGAACGGTCGTCATCTCAACATATTTCTCATCTTCAGTTCGCAGTACGTGTCCGATCTCGGGCCTCCCGCTATCCGCGCGAACATCGACGTGCTGTTCGTATGTCGTGAGGCCATCCAAGCTAATCGCTGGCGTCTTTACAATATGTTCTTCGGCTGCTTCGACACGTTCGAAGACTTTAACAAGGTTCTGAACGCGTGTACCGAAGACTACGGTGTTCTCGTCCTGGATAATACGAAATTAAGTAATGAGGTGTCCGACTGCGTATTTCACTGGAAGGCGAAGGTGCGAGACGACTTCAGGATGGGATCGAGAAGTTTCTGGAGATTTTCGAAGGAACGGTCTCGAGCGGAAAATCCAGATGATGACGATGATCACGACGGCGTCAAACTGCTCAAAGCACAAAGATGATCACGTGACTTTTCGCGGTCGTTTCTTTTCTATTTCTGCGCGTTTGATAGAATCTTTGAATTCCCAACGTAAATTACCAGCGTATAGTGTGCGATGATTCACGCTTTGACTGATGTTGCTACCTTTTATTCCAGTATATTCCTCTGCTTTCAACGCAGACTCGAATTCATACGCAATTTCGTTGTTTTTATCGTAGGCGACGAGCGCTTTTTGCTGCGCCAAACTTTTTGCTTTGTTCGTAGGCATGATGTCAAAATTCCAGTCTCTCGACTTTGGAACATATTGAGCGTCATATCTATCGTTGCCTACGTTGAACTGTTTATTGAATCTGTTTATCGTGGTGTGTATATTGAACTGCGATATGCTCAGCGACGATGCCGCTACATCAACGCCGTCGAATTCCGTTTCTACGCGAGTGTCTAAATTCACGAGGACGACGCATTTTCTATTTTTTTCTGTAGTTTTTTCGTATTGCGATTTCATATCATATTCAAATGGTTCATTATCGTCCACGTGTTTGATTTGAAACCACGAGTCGAAAATAGGAGAGAAAGTCTGAGTTTTCTCAGGCTGATTAGGATTTGCTGTAGAACCTACACACACGTCGAGTATACCGAGAAACTTTGCCGCTTCGCCGATCCACAGAAAAGATGTTATCTCACCTGTCTTATTGTTAAACACGTTCACTGCTTGTGCTTTGTGATGAGAAGCACCAATACCACACCCGTCTCCGCCCGGAGTCGAATTCAATCCCAACTCGAATGTTCTATACAAAGAAATCGTATCGACTTCTGCTTTTTTTGCTTCGTCGCGAGTGAGACCCGATAATAGTATAGTCTTCTCGTATGCTCCCCAACCGTGAGACTTGATACGAGGAATCAATTTCCCACCATATTTTACTTTATTTATAGAATTGCGATGTTGAGTCATTCTATGTCTATAATTGTTCGTTATTCCAATGTATAGATACTTGAATTTATCAACGTCGACATCAAAATAAATCTCGTTACTTTTGATGACTGGAATGTCTCTGCGATGTAACGCATACAGAACACAGTCTTTTTCAACCATTAATATTACTGTTCAAATCGTAGATATTAAATATCGAGATTTGTCGATATAAGAAGACTGCGTATTTCACTTCAAGGCGAAAATGCGGGACGATTTCAGGATGGGTTCGAGATCCTTCTGGAAGTTCTCGAAGGATCGAGCGCGCGCTGACGAATCGGACGACGACGATACTCACAACGGTGTCAAACTTTTGAAAGGACGTTAACTGCGTAAAAATTTCACATTTTTTGTTTTTTCGTCATACATATGATTTTTGACGATCACTCGACGATACGCGACATGCTCGTGTTTTACTCCACTATCGCCGGGACGAACTCGACGGCGGAAGAAGAAAATCTGCTTTTCGAACATCTGAAGAGCGCGGTTCGCGAGATAGATCCGTCTTTCGAATTCGGCGACACTCTCACGGCGTACGAGGCGTTTCTTTTGGTCCAGAAAATGACTCAGGAGGAGAACAATGTGATGATCTCGATGGACAGCGTCGAGGGATACGCTGACAGCACGATGGAATACACTCCATGGGACCCGCTCATTCCCGTTGACGATACTCAGCAGTATCCCGACGACGAATGCGTGACGAGATCTCTCGAACCGGCGATTCCTTGTACGCTCCCGCCTCGCGAAGAATGCGTCCACGAAGATTTTTTCCAGGGAGATGACATCGTCGGCATGCTCTCGGACGAGTTCGAAGAGGTCTCTCTGTTCGACGAGAACAAGCCGGTGTGCGACACCGATCAACTGCCGATGGACGAAAACGTCGCGACAACGGATAGATCCGGGTGTGCGTGACGAAAGTATCAGGCGGATGTGTGCACTGCGATCTTGACCATGTGCGCCACGAACGCTTCTCGAGTCGACACGAGCTTGAGAATGTTACAATCGTGGCAGCACGAAACGCAGTTGTCGGGCACGTAGCCCATGTCGCAGTCGAGACGATCGATGCCGTTCATGTGGTCTGGAGTCGTCTCTCTCTTGCAGTACACGCACTCGTCGCGACGAAGATCGTAATACTGCTCCGACGACAGTTGAAAATTCTTGTGGATGTTCTCTTTCTTGTACTGTTCGTACGTCTTGTGCTTGACGTTGTTCCATTTCGTCGTCTGTCCGCCTGGGCCACCGTTGACGAAGGACACGTGCCGGCATCGTGCGACGAATGTCGAGGCGTCGCACGATCCCTTGGAACGAGCACAGTCGGCGCACGCTGGCACGGTGTTGTCCTTGGTGTATCCGTCGGACGGATTTCGACGATCCACCAGGGATCTCTTGAAATTTTTCGGTTGTTCGCCGCAATACACGCAATCGAGGTCGGTGATCTTCATCAGCTCCTCTTTCGTGAGCTCGAAGGGCACGTCGTCCTTGGCCGCGCACTTCACGCTCTGGTTGAAGATCCAGATGTTCGCCTGGTGAACTTTGTTCATTTGATCTGATGAACAGAGATGCCAGTTATATACAGGTGACGTCGATATGACCGGTCGATAAACACGGGTTCGGTATCGAACTTCATGCGTAAAATTACATATCGATAAACATTTTATCTAAGAAATGAACAAGTTTAGAACGATAGGTTATATGGGATCGAAAGCCAAGCTGTGCGATCTGATTTTCGAAGAGACGAAAAACAGACTGCCAGAGGCAAAAACGTTTGCGGATCTTTTTTCGGGCAGCGGCATCGTTACGTTCAATGCTTTGAATCACGGATATTCGTGCATCTCTAACGATCTCGAAAAATATTCTTGTATAATTTTGAAAGGTCTCAAAGTACCGTATACCGAACGTCTTCAAAAGATCATCGATGATTTGAACGACGTTCCGGGTATCGTGGGAAATATAACGGTTCATTACAGCCCCGTTGGAAATCGTAAATATTTTACCGAAGAAAACTCGATGGCGATAGACGCGATCGTGTCGAAGCTCGAGGACATAAAAAACGCGGTCACCGAAGATGAACACGATTTTTTAACGGCGAGTTTTGTAACGAGCGTGGATGTCGTAAAGAACGTCAGCGTTTCTTTCAGCGGGTTTCTCAAAGAATTTAAAAAGACAGCGCTCAAAAAAATCGTTGTTAAACCTATTCACATGCGAACGACCGATGTCGAATTGACGGTTTATAACGGAGACGCAACTGAATTGAAAATAGACGCGGACGTTTCATATATCGATCCACCGTATAATTCTTCTCAGTATGGGTCCGGATTTTTCATGCTCAATCAACTGCTTCAATTTAATCCCGATATAAGAGGAAAGTCTGGAATATGCGATTACAACAAATCGTCGTTTTGCAGAAAGCGGGAAGTCGAAGATGCTTTCAGGCGATTACTGACGAACAATAAGGCGAAGTTGTTCATA